AGGTGAGCCAAGCGTGGGAGTGGCTGGTATGGGCGATGGAACAACCGCCGCACAAGCGGCTACCCCCGGAGCCGTTACAGAACCTGAACGCGCAGGACTGGCTAGTACTGATGCAGGAGTTGAGCCAGACACTGGACGAGGTGAAGCAGTACCCAGTGCAGTAGCAGATCCGGTAGCGCAAGAACTAGAAACTAACCCCGCAGTACAGTCTGATCCTTTTGCCGCTGCTGTTAACCAGTTAGCTAAAGACACTGAAAAGAAAAAAGGTAAGAGTGAAGCAGCTAAGGCTGAAACCGAAGCTGAGCCTACGATTGATAAGTACACCCGAGCCAGAATTATGGGGGATTTGGGTTGGGGGCCGCCCGGAAGTAAGTTAACCAATGTAGACGCATTACCCCTGCAAAACCGCTTAGACGAGACAATCATCTCCCAATTAAGCAACAACAACTTAGTGGGTGCATTGAATGAGCTGGCTGGGCGGTTAAGAGGCCCGATGGCAACACTTGCCAAAACATTAGCTAATAGGGTCGGTAGCACTAGAGTGGTCTTGGTAGATGATTCCGCTATGCGCCGCCGTATTTTTGAGCGCACTGGTAAAGTAGAACCTGATGTCAAAGGCGTGTATTTTGGTGCTGACGACACAATCTTTATAAACACTGAATTCGGTCTTGATGCACATACACTACTGCATGAGTCTACACACTCACTAGTAGACAAAGTACTTAACAATGCAGCTCACCCCCTGACAAAACAACTGAAGAAGTTATTTGATGATGTTAAGGGTGGTCTCGACACAGCTTATGGTGCCACAGACCTGAAAGAATTTGCTGCAGAATTTATGAGCAACCCCGAGTTCCGGGCCAAGCTAGACCGATTACATCCGGGGGGTAGCAGAGTATCAGCGTTGCAAAAAATAGTTAACGCTGTCATGAACTTCCTCAGAGGGCTTGCAAATATACCCCAGAAGAAGGTTGATACTGCCTTTAGCACTGCGGATAACCTCATCCACTCAATCATTGAGCCGGGACAGACCGCTCTGCAGCCCACTACTACGGTTAAAGAGGCTTCATTCCTGCGTGAGGGTGACAAACCTATTGCGGCGGTGCCGTTCGTAGAAAAAGCGTTACCATTCTTGAGTCAAGAAAAGCGTGACAACATCGATGAGTTTATGCGTGGTAAGGCGGTGGGTTCAGTTAAAAAACTGGTCAAGGCCTCTTTACCTATAAACGCATTGGTCGATGTTGCCAAAAACGTGTTGCCTAGCGCTAATAGGGTGGAAGAACTTATCCGGCAGCAAAGTGGTGCAGAAAATATGCGCCGTCAAATGATCGAGCCTATCGAGCAAGAAGCAGCCCAGTTCGCTAAAAAGGCCTCAACTGCCGAGATGACTCTGTTTAACGATGTTGTATACGGTAGCACCACCGAAAGTGTGGATCCGACCAAGCCCCAAGATACCTACAAAGGTGACAAAGAAAAACTCGATGCGTGGGATGAGATACACGCTAAATGGAAGAAGTTGTCCCCCGAAGGTAAAAAGCTGTACGCCCGGATGCGGGATACATATAAAAAACTGTATGAAGATATCTTGTCTGTAATAGACGAGCGGTTGAACTCTATATCTGCAGATCCTGAAACAAGTAAGAAGGTGAAAAAAGATATCCTCGCTAAGTTAAAAGATGAGGCTGGCAAGATTGACCCTTACTTCCCACTGACTCGTGAGGGTGACTACTGGATCTCATACTCGGTACAAGGTGAAGGTGTGGAGGCTGACTTTGTAGTTGAAGCGTTTACTACCCCTGCCGCCCGTGACCGTGAAGTAGCGGCTTTGCGTGATGATCCGAACGTGTCTGGTATAGAGTTTTACGCCAAGAATCAGCCAATTAACTACGCCAATGCGCCTTCCGGCTCGTTCATGAACTCTGTATTCACGGTGCTAAATGCCAATAAGGTTGACCCGGAAGTCACCCAGCAGATGATGACGCTGTTCTTGAATTCCCTCCCCGCATCGTCTTTTGCACAGTCTTTCCGTCGTCGTAAAAACCAAGGTAGGGGCGTTACCGGATATAAACGGGATGCAGTCGGTGCGTTCCGTAGCAAGGTCTATAGCATAGCTCGCCAACTATCTAATATCGAATACAGCGCCAAGCTAAACGATGCTAAAGACCAGATTATCCAAGAAAGCAACGAGGCTTATAGGCAGGGTAACGTAGCCGCACGTGAGTATGCAGATGAGTTTGTGGCACGTATCAATTATGCTGTTAATCCGCAGGTGCCTCGTTGGTCTCAAGCGCTAACGTCCTATGGTTTTTTGGCGACATTGGGCTTTAACTTATCTTCTGCTGTGGTTAACTTGTCGCAGATCCCGTTGATGGTTATGCCCTACTATGGTGGTAAATACGGCTACGGCAATACAGCTAGTGCTATCGGCAGAGCCACCAAGCTATACACCAACAGCGGGTTTAGCCAAGACCGGGTCACTATCTTGGGCGATCGCAAACGGATGCGGGTAGCCCCATCGATCCAAAACTACAACTTCGATGATCCGAACCTACCTAACTATCTCAAACCTTACAAATACCTAGTTGAAGTCGGTGAAGAGCTTGGGCAGATGAACCGTAGTCAGGTCTATGACATCCTCGAAGTTGGTCAGAACGAAGGTGCACTTACCAAGGTCAATAAGTACTCTGGGTTTATATTCCACCACGGCGAACGCATGAACCGCGAAGTGGCTCTAGCTGCTGCATACGACCTAGAGATGCAGAAAAAACGCAAGGACTTAGGGCGCGAGCTAAACGAATCAGAGATGCGTGACGCAGCGCGTGAAGCCGTATACATGACCGAAATGACCAACGGTGGTATTGCAGCAACAGCCGCACCGAGAATAGCCCAGAACGCGCTTGGTCGGGTGATGTTTATGTATAAGCGCTACGGCGTTTCTATGTACTACACGCTCTTCAAGATGACGCGGGATATGCTTCGTGGGGAGTCCCCTGAAGTCCGCGCAGCGGCACGAGCTCAAATCGGTGGGGTACTACTGTCCTCAGTTATGTTGGCTGGTGCACAAGGCCTACCCCTATATGGCACTGCAGCATTGATATACAACTTGTTTAAAGAAGATGACGAGGACGATGCAGATACTGAAGTCCGTAAGTTCTTGGGTGAGGGGTTGTACAAGGGGCCAGTCAACCTGTTATTAGGTGTCGATGTCGCATCCCGTATCGGTCTTAGCGATCTGCTGTTTAGGGCAAATCCGGTTCAGCGTGAGCAGGAGCCTATGGCAGAGATCATGGAGCTTATCGGTGGGCCAGTTTACAGTGTGGCTAACCGGGCTTTGCGTGGGGTACAAGATATCCGCGAGGGCGAAGTACAGCGTGGGGTTGAGCAGATCCTGCCGTCAGCTTTCGGTAACGTGCTAAAGACACTGCGATTTGCTACTGAAGGGGTAAATACCCGCCGAGGTGATCCCATTATTGATGACATCGGCTTTGCTTCTGGGGTTGGGCAGTTATTCGGTTTCGCCCCTGCTGACTATATCCGACAGCTAGAGATTAACGCAGCGCAGAAAGGGCTTGAGCGTAACAAAAATGAGCGCCGTTCTAAGTTGATGAAGCAGTATTATATGGCTGTCAGAGAGGGTGATGCCCGTGAAGCTCAGCAGGTCATGGAAGAGATAGGGGAATTCAACCAACGTAACCCAGCATTTGCGGTTACTGCTGACTCCCTACGCCGCTCCATGCGCCAGCACGCTAGAACAACATCCCAGATGTATGGTGGTGTGACATACAGCAAGCGCTACATGCCTGAGTTCATGGAAGCAATGCGGGAATACGAAGGGGAATAAAAATCCCCCGCCGAAGCGGGGGCAAGGGGGAGAGACCCAAGGAGAGAGACAGGGAGAGAATCTGTCAAAACAAATATTATCACATCACACGCCAAATGCGCACCCCTAGTTTAGAATTTTCTATGCATACACGGGTTTCCATAGCCCATCCATAGGCTTCTACTATCTCTTTTAGTTGTTTATGCAACAATTCTGAGTCGATCGCTGGGATAAAAACCGATGCATTGACCGGAAAATTATCCCAATCGACCAGTACACGTATACCATCAGGGTTCAAATCCGTCAGCTTTAGCTTCATTCCTTTCGGTAATAACGGCTTGGGCGGCGATTGTTTCTTCACGCTCATCATCCATAAAATGTGTGCAATCCAAAACCCATACGTCTGTTGGGGGNAAGTTTACGTGGGTGCCTTTGCCTAGACGTTGCTTAATCTTAGCGGCCTTGGTGCTACCCTCTTTAAGGCTCTCGACTACCCCGGAGTAGTTGATCTGGTGTTTGATGCACCAATCCTTAAACGGTTTCGGTAGCAGGTACAGCTTCTTGACATCGTATTCATACCGCATGACTAGCGTACCTCTGGGCGAAGCCTCTGGCAGGCTGGCCTTCTCGATGCCATTAGCGTCACGCCGTACGTCTTGGGTGCTGTCAATACGGAGCATGTTGTTGTAGTTCTCGGCAATGTAATCCGTAAGGATGTCCTCAATGTTACCGCGCATGTTCTCAGAGGTCTCTTTTGCCTTAGCCAACAAGTCTTCGACAATCCACTTAACCAACTGTTTAATATCGAAATCAATCAGACCTGCTCGCTTGGCGAAGATATACCCCGTGACAACACAAGCGGCTTGATGCGACCAGAATCGGTTTTCTGCTTTTAAGCCTGCGGCTACGTCAATCTTTCTTTGGACTTCTTCAAACGTAGGTACGATCTTGTCCATATTGTTGAGTAAGTACTGCACGTAGACGATGCCTGCATGCCCGTAGTTGTTCTTCAGGTTGGACGTAAACACGTCTGTTTCTTCTTTAGTAGCGAACTTTATAGTTGGGGCACGGTAAGACAAGATACGCTGTGCCTCGGCTTTAGGCATGGATTTGTACAAGCTGATGCGCTCTACCATGTCGGTGTTTCCGGTAGTGCCAACGAGTAACTTCCAAGGCTTACCACGATACCGCTCTACGTTGCTCTTAGCAGACATACGATTTCGTTGGATACCGGATGGTATGGCATACCCAAAGTCACTAAGATCCCTCGGTTGCGTGTTTGTCATCTCGTCAAAATAACCGGGCAAGTTTTTATATACCTCAAGCCGGTTCATCTTCGAGTTCACGGTATCCTTCTCGTACATCAGCAAGGTGTCGGGGTCGCCCCAAATAGAAGCTCCTGCAAACATAGCCGTGGTCTTACCTAGTCCGGGGTCTTTGTGATACAGGTGGAAGATAGATCCACTAATCGGGGTGAATTCGGCAATGACAGATCCAAACGCTAACCCCATCATGTACTGATGCACCTCGAAACCGGGACGGTTGTAAAAGTTGACCGTTTCTTTCCAGTCTTCTAGGGTGCCCTTTGGTGCAAATGCGTGGAACAATCCTGCCGTGCTGCTAGAAGGGGGGTTCACATCGATCCGATCTGCCTTGATATCCATGTTGCCCGCCACAAACGACTTGTGATCTTCTGCCCAACCAAATTGACGGCGGGCTTCTTCCGCCTCTGTTTCCATCTGTAGCTTGTTAACCCATGATGTTATGTAAGCCATAAGTTCCTCCAGTTTGATAACCGCAACCCCGTGCTTAGCCATAAAGTTGCGAAACTCGTCTCTCGCCAATACCGAATATAGCGGCATGGTAAATTCACGCACTCCGTCTTTCGGTAAGTGCAGTCTGATGACAATAGATTCACCAGACTCGGGGTCGTTGATGCGCTTAACTACATACAGCGCGTTGTGATATACAGGTACTTCTACCTCTTCGTCTTCTTTTGTTACTACTTTAAATATCGCCCCATTTGCACCGCGCCTATAGGGTGCCGGGTAGCTCGGTATTACATATTCCTTCAGCGACTGGTCAGGTACATCCTTCTCACTCGAGTGGTCAATTACAGTTATGTCCTCGTCTGGGTTACCGCCCAGTTCCTTACCTAAAGATATTGGGGACTTTACCTTACCCTTGTTCGGGCATGACTCACATACGCCGGGGTTGTACTCATCGAACTTAGCACAGGTATAAGGCCCCCTAATGTTTGATACCTTCCTGTCTGTTTCGTGTGGGTCGTAATCCGGATAGCCGCTAGATATGCGGTGAACTGCCTTGTCTTTGTCCTCACAAAATGCGGCGATTGAAAGACCAGCCCGCCACAACGGCTCTGACATATGCTCTTGGTTACGTACGATGTACTCCAGTTGCGGGCACCCCTCACCCTTGACTGTTTTCATCAAGATGGTTTTAAAGCTACTCGTGTAATTGCCAATCAAGGCCTGCATAACCGCATCAGCCTCTTTAGGCACGTAGGGCTTCTTCAGTGCGCTCGTGGGGCTTTCACCTAGCAGGGACTTGAATATGTCAAAAGGTATACTGTCAGGTTTGTTACCTATCAGCTCTACAAGTTTGGGTGGGTCGTCCTTGTAGTTGTGTGTGCCAAGCACCCGAAGAACCCGTGACATATCGGCAGTAACCGCCGAGTCAGCATATACGTTATGTTCTACACAGAGTTCTTTAAGGCGATGTGCGGTAGGCAACCATTCCTTGGGCGATATAGGTTCATCCAAGACCCAGTACACGTGTATCCCTCTGCCGGAATTAACCAGCATGGGGGTTGGCAATTTCAATGCCTTACAAAACGACCGCAATGACTTTAATGCTTCACCCTGAGTCTCATAGTCCTTACCTACACCACAATCAAGGTCTAAAAAGAACGTCTTTAACTCTTTCACGTTGTCGTGTTTTCTAGAAGCGCCGTTATGGAATGTAGCCAGCGCAAAATATGCGTTCAGGCCGCTCCCGTCAAATTGGTGTGCACAATCTATAGCGTCATCGATGTTATCGAAGAATGACTGTCGTACGTTGTCTTCAGTAATCCCGGTGATGCAGTAGGTGCCTCCATCGCTTAGGAGCGTCCCCAAAAATTCTCTCGTGTCCATCATCTAGGGCCTCTTATCGTTGGAAAGCGGGGGGTCTATGCTGCCTGATTTTTTAAGACCTTGCAACACTTCCCCCCAGAAACTGGTATCAATCGTCCCAGTTATCCACGATAGACGCTAGATCATCATTACCCGAATTAGCCGGGGGTGCCGCTGATTTCTTGACAACTTTCTTTGGTTCTTCCACTTCAGGCTCGCCTGCTTCTTCGGCAGGCTCTTCAGCTACTGGAGCGGGTTTAGCCTCGGCTTTAGGTGCTTTCGGTGTCGGTTCAGAAAACAACTTCGGGGTCTCTTTAACCTTGTCCATCTGAGATACAGTCAGTGATACCGCCTTCATTGTATCTTCATGCTCAACCATGTCTAGTACGGCTTGTTGCTCCTCATCGGTCAAGGGGCGGATAGCTTTAAACACCAGCTTAGGAGTTGGGCTGGACGTATCGAAACGCATCTCTGTGATGATAGTGACGATGTTTGTATTGTGTGCCTTCAGGAACTTGCCGTAGGCTTGCAGAGGCATTTTGTCCTTAGTACCCTCACCGAAGATAGACGTTGCGGGTAATGCAACCTGATAGATGTGCTTACCTTCGATATCGCCTTCTAGCATAACTGCCAGACGTTGCTGGAACCTACAAGCCCGACCCTCACCGTTACCGGAGCCTTTGATATTCTGTTGGCAGTCCATACAACGCTCGGCTTGACGTTGTTCTGCGGGCACGTCTGCATCGGGAGTGCGGGTGTCTGATGACCAGCAAGTGGGTTTGACTACATTGCCTTCTGAGTAAGCACCAGAGAAATAAATACGGGATACAGGTGCGGCACGTACTACTGCCACATTCATGCTACGTTCTTCGTTGACACGGTACTCTTTACCGTTAATGATTTCACGGAACACCGACCCCTTGATTGAGATGCGGCGATTAGTGCTACCCCCACCAGTACCACCAGCGATGGTGTCAGTCATATCCGGCACGGTTGATGCAAGGGCGTTGGTCTTTCCAAACAATGTGAGGTCACTCATTACTTCTCTCCTTAAACGTCTTTATCAGCGTCAAAATCTAATTCCAACTGCACGGGTGCGTTGGCTTCATCAACGGTATCTTCTACCGTATCGGGTGTTTCCGGTTCTGGATCGTTAATGTTACCACCAGTCAGGGCTTTTTCCATACGGGATATCGAGAACCTGTATGTGTTACCTGCCTTGATGTACGAGTTACGCGGGATGTGCCCCATACGTACCCAAGACCGGATTGTGTGTACTTTCACCCCAAAGTGTAGGGCGGCTCGCTCTACGGTTACATAAGCCTCTTCTGTCATTTACTTCTCCTTACGGTTACGGAATATTCGGCATCACAATTAAGACCCGGAGGTAGCAGGTCAGGATGCTCTGTTAAAAACTGCTCCATGTTGCCTTGATGCAAGCGCTTCTCAAGCAGTTCGGGAACTTGGTGCTCTAAAATAAATTTGTTCATGGACTCCCAGTCGGCGGTCGTGTATCTACGCTTCACTGTCCTGTAGAACGTACCCTCTGAGGTCTTGACGCTCTCTAGGTTGTTGTCCTTGCAGTACTCAAGCAGGGCAGACTTAACCTTACCCATCTGGTACTTCAACTCGTTTTCCTGCTCTTGGAACTGATGCAGTAGCTCAGTGTGTTTATCCCGCATTTTGATGTAGGCTTTGACGAGCTTAGCTACGGGTACATCGGATTCACTCATGATTCTCTCCTTAAAGTGATTGTTATCGTGATGTTTTGTGTACTATACCACCAAGTCTTTATATAAGTCAACCATTTTTGAATGGACGTCAATTTTATTATCAAGTAGTGAGTAAACGTGACGTTCGGCGGGGGATCCTTGAAGTTGTACTACTGTTGTTGGGTGTCGTTGACCTGAGCGGTGTACACGAGCATTAGCCTGTGCATATGTTTCTAGTGACGGTACAGGCCCCCACCAGACAACGGTATTAGCCGCAGTTAGAGTTACACCGTGCGCCGCCGCTTGCGGTTGAATAATCAGCACTCTGGGATCTTGCTTGGTTTGAAAATCTTGAAAGATCCGTGCCCGGTTACCTGCAGAAACATCACCGGAAATAGTCTCGTTGGTGATCCCGTCAGCGTTAAGTTTTTCCTGCAAGATTCCGATCACGTGCTTAAACGGCACGAACACCAGCACCTTCTGACTAGACTCCTCGATAACTTCAAGCAGTGCCTTGTATCGGTTCTTTGTGTCGAATTCAATAGTCTCACCTTCGTCTGAGTACACCGCCCCACAGGATATCTGTAACAGCTTATTCATCACCACAGCGGCATTGACCGCCGTTATTTCTTCGCCCGCCGCCTGCATAATCATCCGGGTTCTTAGCAGCTTGTAGTACTTCTCTTGCTGTTTGGTTAGTGCAATCTCACGCTTGACATAGGTCATTTCTGGCAAGTCTAAGCACTCATCTTTTGTGAATCGTATGGCTGGCTGTAGTGCGTTAAACACTATCTTCGTTGCCGAATCTTTTGGTACCCACTTGAACTGGGTCACCTTGTGCATCACCATGTCACGGAACGTAGAAAAGAACTTCGGTACCGCATCGGGGTTGACCAGTTTGGCTATGCCGTACGCATCTAGGGGGGACTGTGCCGCAGGTGTACCCGTGAGCATCCACAACCAAGTCTTTGGGGTCATCAGGCTATGCAGTACTTTCCATCGTTTTGACTGTGCGTTCTTATATGCGTTGGCTTCATCTACAACAATCAAGTCAAACCCACCTTCCATAATTTCTTTCTTTACGATCTCTACACCGTCGTAGTTAATGATGACAAACTCGGTGTCACTCTTTATTATTTGCCGTCTCTTGTCGGCAGCTCCATGTGCAATGTCTACCGTGCGGTGCATAGCAAACTTAAACAGGTCTGCCCGCCATGCCGAATCCATAATAGACAGGGGGCATATCACCAAAACTCGGTTAACTTTGCCTTGAGACATCAAGTAATCCGCCGCCCAGATAACGCTCCCGGTCTTGCCCGTACCCTGTTCGTTAAAGCAAAATGCCCGCTTGTTCAGGGTAAGAAACGCCGCCGTGGTCTTCTGGTGATCGAATGGTTTGTGTTGTCCTGTCCAGCTATAGTGCGCCAGAATCGGTGAAGGCACGTCACGTATCTTGAGGTTCTTTAGTACTTGTGCCTCATCGATACCCCACTTTACCAGCACCTGATTGTTCTCTAGCTCTTTGCTCTTGGGGATTACTTCTGTTACACGTTTCGGGTTTTTTAGCTTTAACAACAAAGCCTTGTTATCTACGATTTCCATCATGCCTCTCTAAAATCTGTCATCGGTATGAACACACATGGTTCAACATCTTGTGCATCGTTGCGGTCATACCTACCGCCTTGATTAATTGGGTATTCTTTTTTGAGTTTTGTTACATACACACCGTCAGTAAAACGAACTATTAAAAGGAAAGGAACCCCTAAATCTTCAGCTACTTTTCGACCAGACTCCCATTTAGCCGCACTTAGCATGTATGTCGGGTATTTATTTTTGGTGTTTTTACGGGTCTTAATTTCTACTATCGCAGCCACGGTTCCGTCCGGGTACTTTAAAACACCGTCAAATGGGGACAATGGCTCGGCAGGAGTGTATAAACAGGCGTACTTGCTTTCTAAATATTGCCGCACTACGTTTTCCCTAGCCCTATCTGCGCTAGTCTCGTATATAGGTCTCATGTTCTCTCCATGCAAAAACACCCAAAACAGGTGTTTGGATTATTTGTAGGCCCCCGATATAGCACGGGTTTGCTGACTGAAGACAGCGCCGATAGGCCTATTAGCGCCGACACACAATATCACTAGGCCGCTAACACCTAGCACCTACAAGGTTAGAGGCTGGCTCCCATAAAGCAGGGTTTAGGTACCTGCAAGGATCTAGGAACTACCAACGAACTCAATACTACGCCGCTAACACGTAGCCCAACCCCTAACCTTGTAAGCACTACTTCTTTGCGGTCTTGCCATTTCTACTGCGGTTCTTGCTAGGCGACATCAAACGTGTACCGTTAGAATTCTTGCCACCCTTACTAATCATCTTCTTGTGGTCGATGTCTTTACCTGTACGATCAATACCCTTGGCATCATACGCCCTACGTGCTCGTTGCCGCTCCATACGACCTTCGTGCTCACCTCTGGCTTTCTGGAGCTGGTATTCCCGCTTGTAGGGACGATCACGACTTGGGTTTTTGTATGCCATCTTGTATGTCCTTGACTGCCTGTACGACCCGAACCAACTCTTCATCGGGATTAAATTCGTAAGGCATTTCTATTCCTAAGTAAGTATACACATCATCGACAAAACTTAAAAGCATCCCAAACGCATCATCGATATCTTCGCAGTCCATAGCAATCTGCTTCATCCGTTTCTCCCGTTGTGGGCGCAATCCAACACCACACAGTGTTTCCGGCACAGTCCTGATGGGCGGGGGTTCCATACCCCATTTTCGTGTGCCGCCTTTAGTTTCCCGTACTCCCCCAACCACTTCTCCCATAACCTCGGTGCGTCATCGACAGTGTAGGTAGCCTTGATAAAGTCGTTACAGACCACAAAAACCAACCCAGCACGTACCTTGGTCACCTCGGGGAAGTGCTTAAACGTAGCCAGCGCCATCAATTCTAACTGTCCCGTGTCCGCATACCGTGAGGACTTTCCGGTCTTGTAGTCGATGATCCTAGCTTCACCTGTCTCGTGGTTAATGATAGCTAGGTCAACAATACCGCGCCACCACACATTGTCATCTTTAAACCCGCACGGCTCCAAGTTCTCAGTCAGCCCCATTTCGTACTCGCAGTACTTCTCACCCTCCATTTTGTTTAAAGTATCTAAGACAGGTTGTGCGTATTCAAAGCATTTGGGTAGCGGTTTGCCGTCCCGTATGTACTCTTCTGCGGCTGTATGAAACTGTGTGCCGTACAGCGTGGCTTCAGTTGGTGGCTCCTTATAATCCTTGACAACCTTCAGGTGATAAAACTTCTTCGGGCACTGGTCAAAAGCCTTGATACCACTAAACGACCACGCTGGTGACTTCATTGGAGGCGTTCCTTCAAGTCAGTGATAGCGGCTTTAGCCATACGTAATTGAACTATCGCTTCCTCGAGCTGCTCAGTAGCTTCATCGAATTTGTTCTTCAGCAAGAGCTGGTGCATCTCTTTAAGCCGTTGATGTGCATTGATCTTATGTGCTGAATAGTCCTGCATTTAACAATCTCCGTAAGATTCGGCATAGCCGGATTCACAATCAAGCGGTAAGCCTTGTGCCCAATCGGGCACCCACCGCATACTCTCTTCAACGTAAGCAACGGCTTCCTCGACCTGCTCTTTTGGTACTACACACGCAATGGCATCATGTACCGTCAATACTACCTTGTAACGCTTAGCGATTTTGAGCATCTGTTCACCGATAATGCATCGGGCTATGCCTTGGCACACATTCTCAACGACCTTACCGCCGTATATACGGGTGCGACCACGCCGGGTTTTATAGCTAAACTCAAGACCCTTTTCACCTTGCTCAAAGTCTAGGCCATCATACCGCATCAACAAGCCTGATGGTAGTCTTATAGCCCTTTGCGTTGGTACAACTTCTAACACACCTTCCTTACCTATTGGTGCGGCTGTGTTGCTGAGCATATTAACTAACACGTTCTGCGCCTGCCTCCACAGGTTAACAATCTCGTCATTCTTGTCACGGTAAATCTGTATTACCCGCCGTGCTTCATCTAGCTCCATGTCATGTCCAAACGTCTTCAGTTGTGCTTGGAACTTGACCGCACCCATGCCGTACCCGCAGTTATGGGCGATAACCGGCCCTGCCTCAGTTAATATTGTGAAGCGATTCCTCGGCCCTGCGTAAGCGAGATCGTAAGTACGCAATAGTTTTTTCGAGGTTTGCGACTTTGCGTTTGTTGCGTAAGTTGTCACTCCTTGAAGAGAAGCGGATGTTGTTTGGTTCGTACCCCTTGTTGTTGTCAATCCTGTCGATCTCAAGCTCTGGGTTGTCCCACCCGTCCAAGGACTGAACATACTCGAGGAAAGTCGTCCGGTCTTTTCTCCACGGCTCATAAACGCTAATACCCCGCTGTCCGTAGTGCACGTAATGTTTTGATTTGGGGTTATGGCATCGAGTAATAGCCGCAGATAACCTGTTAAGGAGTCTGGTTCTGTGAGTGTCGTCAGGCATCGCATCAGTGTATTTCCAGTACCGCTTTTCCCGCCCCGCTTGCCTAGAACATTCAGGACACCTTGTGGTTTTGAAGTTTTTAAAGTTATGCCTGTCAATCGTGTATTCCGCATCTTTGCAATCACATTTGACAATGAGGGCGCTAACACCACCCCGTTTGCCACGTACGAAACCTGTGACGGTAATTTTTCCCGACCTGTAGCCAATGCTTGGTAGAGGGTATCTCCGCCTTGCACCACTGATTGCGTCTCCTTCCAGTCGGCACCGCACAATATCTTGTGGTCTGGTGTTAACCAACTCCCGCAAAGACTCCACGTTTCTTTTGTGCCTTTCGGCACTAATCCTTGATGGCATACCCACTCCTCACCGTCCCAAAGTTTGTCGTACGTGGAAACTTGTTCTATAGGCTTCCACCCTGAGTCTGATAATACAGGAGTTCCCTCGGCTATACAACCTAGAATTGTCGTCTTACCCACAAAGCGTTCTTCTTTAGTGATCTCACTCTCAGGCTTGTCGTAGATAGCTGAAGCCATTTTCTTGTACACGTCTTCCTTGTTCGCAAAGCCTTCAATCAGATCCGTTTGACCCGCCAACCACGCCAACACCCTAGCCTCGATCTGTGCAGAGTCGGCATCAATTATGTAGTGCCCTTCTGGTGCTATGATTGCCCGCTTTAACTTATTGGCATTCGCCCCACGGCTTGGTAGGTTTTGTAGGTTAATCTTGTCATCACCGCCCCAGCGTCCAGTATGTGCGGCATAGTACCGAACCGGGACAGGCAAGTTACCCCGCTTGGATATATCAATAAATCGCTGGGTGCGGGTCTCTTCTAACGTACTCTTTGTACCTAACCGTGCGGCTACAAGTGCCTGCACTCTATCGTCCTCGTGTTCTTGTAGTGCCTTAAACCCTTCATCGTTCTTAGCCAGTGCCAATGTCTGTTTGCCTGTGGTGGGGCTTTCTTTCATCGGTGGCTCGACACCAAGGTTTTTCAACAACTCGGCAAACTTCGGGTTAGACATCAGGTCTTGCTTACTTACTCCCGCATCCTCCAGTAGCTGACGTTTCCGGTCTTGTATACCTTGCAGGTGTGACTCAAGCAGGGGCAGGTTAAGGTCAAGCGTAGGCTCGATGAACATACGTAAGGTAGTGTCTATCAGTTTCAGTTCTTGCTTGGGGAAGCCCTTTGCCATCAAGTTAAAAAGTTTATAAGTTAACTCAACGTCATTGATGCAGTAGTCCCCATATCGGGATAGCTCTTCCTCTGTGAAGTCAGCACGGCGCTTACCTTTGGCATTAACTACTTCGGTACCCTTTTGTCCGACACCATACCGCTCAGCCATTGCTTTGAGTGAACCCCCCACTTCCACACCATGCAAAGCCCTACCCATGCACAATGTATCAAGAAAAACACGAGGGTTAATACCAAAGACCCAATGAAGAATAGCACCGTCAAACATTGTATTGTGAGCCAGAACCATAGAGTTTCCCCAGTCAAACTCTGCCTGTAACCATTCCTTGAGTTGTTCATGCGTTCCGCTCGCCCATTGTGTACCTTCGTTGTTTCTCTTCACCCCGATACCAATCACTTCAAACTCGGGACTACGTATGTACTCTTCAGTAGTGACCTTAGTCAAGCTGAACTCCTGACTGTAAAAGGTCTCGAAGTCGATCGTAATTAAGTCCATCAGTTTCTCTCCAATACCTCAACAAGTTTCTCTGCGTAGTGCTTGATCTTCTTGGCTTCTTTGAGCCGTTCGTCTTTACTGCCCATACGCATGGTGTACTTTAGGATGTTGCCTCGGTGGTAGCCCAACTGCTGTTCGATAGGCCAAGTGTCTAGCACGTCCCAAGGCTCGATGGTCATGTCCTTGTAGTGTTTAGAACCTTCTTGATGTACACGCTGACGTTCTAGTTCCAAAGTGTTCTGTCGGTATAGTTCTCTCATACGACTCTCGTTAAGTTTTAGTTTAAGCAGGTCGCCCAATGCGGTCGAGTTATCCATATGCGCCTCCGCTAATCCAGTTCCAGTATCTTCTGTTGGTTTCATACGCTTGCTCGGGTGTTAGCCGTGGCTTGATTACGTCACCGACTTCTTTAGTTAGCTCTCGCTTTTCTTCAAGTTCTTTTTCTAGTTGAGCATAACGCTCCCTTTGCTGTGCGCTCCGGCCCGGCTTGTTATATGTTTTGGGTTTAGGTTTCGGAGCATCGGGCTCGCTTCCAGCGGCATACACTCCCCTCGGATGGGTTCTTCCTGTTTTGGCATCAGGCGGCACCCAATCACAGATACGCACCACACCAGCCCTTCGCATATCCCGAACCGCTCCCGATAACCCGTCTAGAGTTAATCCGATATGGTTAACAAGATCATATATGTCTCCCGTCTTTCCTGAAAGAAAATATTCAGCTAATGCTTTAACAGTAGGTCGCTCTACTTGTGCCATATCTTCCAGCGTCATACCGTCTAGCTTTTTATGCACTCCCATTGTCTTCTCCTTTCTTGTTGTACCCGTCAATGAAACCTTGCTCATAGGCTTGCCGAATACTGATGCGTCCTAGCTTGTCAGCGTTGTCAGTAATATAAACACCCGCCGCGCACCACGCCGCCATATGTGCTCTGTTCCGTTCTTGGATATCGTTTAACTTTTTCTGCTCTTCCCATGCTTGGTCTTCGTCATTCATCACTTTCTCCTGTCAGTTAAGTTGGGACGTTCCTTGGATTCCACCTCATGTTTTCAGTAGGCAGTGGTACTTAACTGTACGGGCAATACAATCGTAGCGGTACCCATACGTAATCAATCCAAGGCTGTGTACCAAGTGTCCCATACTCGGCGAGAATTGCCTACTCCGCTGTCATCCTAAAGTTGTTTCTTTCTAAACTCCTGCGTAATCACTCTACCCCTTTGCCAGTACTTCCAGCAGTATGGCTTGATGCCGCGCCCTCGCACGTCAATCTGCCCGCGCTTGGGGTTCTTCTTAAACACTTGCAGCGCATGTTCCTTGGTCTTGCAAACCACAAAGTTTGATAACACGCCACCTCTTAGGTTCTTAAACGTGTTCAGTGCGACATAGTACATGGGTCTTCGCCAAAACATATTGCCTCCTAAAATGGCGTACTGCCGTCATTTAAGTCTTGCCCATTCCTGCGCTGTAACCACTTCTGTATCATCTTACGTTCATGTGGCATCTTAAATGGTTGTTTCCACCGTTCCCACGTCAGGCCTGACGGGTGCAGGTCTTGCTTAGTCGTTGCCGCAGATGTTTTTGTTTGTTCCGTCATCTCTACCTCCTCTAAGTTCATCAAGATATTCAGTCACATTGTCTACTGACTGCCAGCCATAGGCGTTTTTCTCGCGCAGCTTGGCTTCGATGGCACGAAAGAAGGCATACCAACTACTCTCATCGTAATCCTCCCATAGCTCTGCCACGTCTTCCATCGTCAGCCCAACCCATTCACGGTTAATAATCTCGCAAGCCTGTTTCTCCGCGTCTTGCACATTGGCTACAAAACCCTGAAAATCGGCTTGCTCTTTCTCTGCCTCCCTAATGGCTTTGCGTAGTGCTGTAGCGGCGGTATGAGTCTTGTAGCTGTCTCCACTGTCAAGGGTTTCCAGCGCTTCTAGCGCCATCTTCATCGCTTCAATCGACATGATTCTTCTCCTT